ATAGACCGCGGCGGACATCCAAGCGACATTGACAACCTGCAGCTGGCGCACTGGCGGTGCAACAGAGACAAGTCGAACAAGCTACAGATTCCGAAAGAAGAAACCGAGCTGGCGGTCGACAACACGAACAGAGTTCTGCCGCAAACGATTGATTGGGGATCCTACAGAGCAAAGCCAGATTAAATACGTGCTGGCGGTGGAACAGAAGAAAAGAGAAACGGAGAAACGCGGAGACAGCCACATAGGGGGCCACACCCCCGCCCAGAGGGATTGGCGACCTTCCCCCGCCGTGTCTGGGAATTTTTTCTCAGGAAAATCAAAGATGGTCAAACTTTTGATGGAGGTTGAACCACATGTATCAGGGTATCGAATATCTGAGGAATAAACTGGCCCAGAAACAGGGCAGGGTCAACCTCCGATACAACTACTATGAAATGAAGAACGTCGTCAAGGATTTCAACATCACGATTCCGCGCGAATGGAACTTCCTGAAGGCCGTTCTTGGTTGGAGTGCGAAAGCGGTTGATTCCCTGGCGGACCGGCTGGTGTTCACGGAGTTCGCGGAGGATAATTTCCGGCTGAACGAGATTTTTGACATGAACAGCAAGGACGTGTTTGTGGACAGCGCCATCATCAGCGCCTGCATTGCCAGCTGTTGCTTTGTTTACATCAGCGAGGGTGACGGCGGCTTCCCGCGGCTGCAGGTGATTGACGGCTACGATGCCACTGGCATTATCGATCCGTTCACAAACCTCCTGCAGGAAGGTTATGCAGTATTGGAGCGCGATCAGAAGACGAAAAAACCGCTCGTCGAGGCGTGGTTCACTGCTGAAAACACGACCTTTTATAACCTGGCGGACAAAACGACCTGGAGCATCCAGAACCCGGCGCCGTATCCGCTTCTCGTGCCGATCACTTTCCGCCCTGATGCCCGGCGGCCGTTCGGGCACAGCCGGATCAGCCGGGCCTGCATGGAGATCCAGCAGGCGGCACTGCGGACGCTTAAACGCGCGGAAGTTACCGCTGAATTTTACTCTTTTCCGCAGAAATACATCACCGGGCTCAGCCAGGACAGCCAGCTGATGGACAAATGGAAGGCCACCGTGAGCAGCATGCTGCAGTTCACGAAAGACGATGACGGCGATCATCCGATCCTGGGGCAGTTTACGACGCAGAGCACGGCGCCGCACATGGAGCAGCTTAAAATGTGCGCGAGTTTGTTCGCCGGGGAAACGGGCCTGACCCTGGACGATCTCGGTTTTGTCGGGGAAAACCCGAGCAGTGCGGACGCGATCCGGGCCAGCCACGAGAACATGCGGCTGACGGCACGGAAAGCGCAGCGGAATTTCGGCACCGGCCTGCTGAATGTCGGTTACCTGGCTGCATGTGTGCGTGACGGCATGGATTATGAACGCAAAGTCTTCTATAAGACCAGGGCACGGTGGGAGCCGGTGTTCGAGCCGGACGCTGCACAGCTCTCCGGCATCGGGGACGCTGCGATCAAGATCCAGCAGAGCTTCCCGGACTATTTCACAGAAGACAAGCTGCATGACCTGACGGGGATCTGATTATGAATTACGACGATATCCTGAAAAAAATCATCCGGAAATACGGCGCGATGACCGACCAGATCCGGACAACGCAGCTGATTGAGAGCAAGCTGAAGCGGGGGATTGCCTCCTATGCCGATGCGGAGAAATTCAGCCAGGACATCGGGAACGTGCTGACGGATGTGTTCCGGGAGTACCTGCCGGAGGCGCTGACGGACGGCCGGCTGTACCGCGCAGCTGCGGATGTGCTGGTTAAACAGCCGATGATGCGCGCCGGAAGGGACGTCGGCAGGGTCGCGAAGCGGATCCAGGAGGCGCTGAACGACCGCGCCGGCATCGGCATGAATGCGATCACGCCGGAGCTGAACGAGGATCAGATTGACGGAATCATCACCGGGATCTGCAACGCAGACAGCTTCGCGGCAAACTCCGACCAGTTTATGGACCAGGTCGGGAACTTCCTGGAGGGGCATGTGGACGATTACGTCCGCGAGAATGCCGACATCCAGAGCGAGGCAGGTCTGACGGTGATGGTCCAGCGGATCGCGACCGGGAAATGCTGCAAATGGTGCAGCAGTCTGGCGGGCGTCTACCGGTACGAGGACGTCAGGGACCGGAACAATGACGTCTGGCGGCGGCACAACAATTGCCACTGCCAGATCATCTACGATCCGAGAGGGTCGAAGCGGAAACGGTAAAGGCGCGGCAAAAGCCGCGTTTTTATAATCGTCCCTGGATGAGGAGGCCGGGGGAGGAACCTGGAAAGCATCAGAATGGAGGGGAGTTGGATGGAGGCCAGGAAAGGCCGCCAGACTCCCACGACCAACGTGGTGCTGCCGTATACGGAAAGTCTTGGGGATGAAGCTATCGAGCTGTACGAGTCGACAAACCGTACGGCGATGGAATGGCAGCGGCTGCTGATCCGCGACATCATGGCGCGCAATCCTGACGGGCTGTGGACACACAGCAAGTTTGGATACGCCGTGCCGCGGCGAAACGGGAAAAACGAGGTCGCCGCAATCATCGAGCTGTGGGGGCTGCAGAACGGGGAGAACATCCTGCACACAGCCCACCGCACAACAACGAGCCGCAGCGCATGGGAGCGGCTGAAGGACCTGCTGGACGACGCCGGAATCGAGCACAAAGACTCCGGGGCGCTCGGGCAGGAGACAATCCGGTGCAAGGCCACCGGCGGCGTGATCCATTTCCGGACACGTACGAGCAAAGGCGGCCTTGGCGAAGGCTTCGACCGGATGATCATTGACGAAGCTCAGGAATACACCGAGGACCAGGAAACATCGCTGAAATACGTTGTTTCCGCGAGTCCGAACCCGCAAACGCTGTTCTGCGGGACGCCGCCAACCACCGAATCCAGCGGGACGGTCTTCATGCATATGCGTGACACCATTCTGCGGGATGGGATAGAGGACACAGGCTGGGCTGAATGGTCGGTGGACGAAATCCACAAGCAGACGGACATTGACGCCTGGTATGAATGCAACCCGAGCCTGGGCACTATCCTGACCGAAAGGGCCGTCAAGGCTGAGATCGGCGGGAACGAGCTGGATTTTAACATCCAGCGCCTGGGGTACTGGATCCGCTACAACCTGAAGAGCGCGATCAGCCGGGCAGAATGGGACGAGTTGATGCTGACCGGGAAACCGGCGCTCAACGGTCCCATTTTTGTCGGCGTCAAATACTCCAAAACCGACAGCGTGGCCGTCAGCATCGCCGTCAAAACGGAAGACGGAAAGACGTTCGTGGAAGGCATTGACTGCCGGCCGTTCCGGGACGGGACGGACTGGATCGTCGCATTCCTGAAACGGATCGAGTACGACACCGTCGTCATTGACGGCGCGAACGGCCAGCAGCTGCTCCGGGAGGCCATGCGGGACGCGAAGCTGTCCAGGACGATGATGCCGAAGGTGGCGGAGGTCATTGAGGCAAACGCGGCATTCATGACCCGGCTGGCGGCGAAGGAGCTTTGCCACGCCGGGCAGCCGTCCATGGCGAACAGCGTGTCGAACTGCGAAAAGCGGACCATCGGCTCCAACGGCGGTTTTGGGTTTCGCTCGATCAATGACGCATACGACATCGCCCTGATGGACAGCATGATCCTCGCGCAATGGATCTGCGGCAAAAAATCCAAGACAGTGCGGCAGAAAATCAGCTACTAACGCATTTTTGCGTCAGTAAATACAGACCGATACCACCGGGTTAAGTGGGAGGAGGCAAAACCATGGGAGAATTCACGCCAATCAACACACAGGAAGAGCTGGACAGAGTGCTCGCATCCAGGCTGCAGCGGGAACGGGACACGATTACCGGCAAATTCCAGGCCCAGATCACGGAGAGAGATGAAAAAATCACCGGATTTGAGTCTACCATTGCAGATTTGAACAAGCAGATCGAAACCCTGAACGGCCAGACCGGCAGGATCACAGAGCTGGAAGCAAAAGTCCGGGAGTACGAGACCGCCTCGGTAAAAACGCGAATTGCCCGGGAAGCAGGACTTCCGGCTGAGCTTGCTGACCGTCTTTCCGGCGCGGACGAAGCCGCCATGCGGGCGGACGCGGAGAACCTGGCGAAGCTGCTGAAAAGCCAGCAGGCGCCGGCCCCGATGTACAAGCCCAGCGGAGAGGGCGCAAACGACGGAAAGGATGCAGCCCTGAGAAACCTGCTGAAGAAGGTCAGACAAGAAGATTAAAACAGACGAATCTGAAACATAATTAGGAGGTAAACAAAATGAGTCTTCCGAACACTGCGAATGCGATTGCTCGCGGATCCCTTTTCCCCCAGGAGGTCGTTGCCGGCCTGATGAACATGGTCAAAGGCAAAAGCGCCCTGGCTGCCCTGTGCGGACAGAGCCCCATCCCATTCAACGGCTCCAAAACCTTCACCTTCAACATGGACAACGAAATCGACGTCGTCGCTGAAGCCGGCGCGAAGTCTGCCGGCGGCGGCCAGGTTGGTGCCGTGACCATTCAGCCCATCAAGGTTGAGTATGGCATGCGTGTTTCCGATGAATTCATGTACGGCTCCGAAGAGGTTGCCCTGGACATTCTGCGCGCCTTCTCTGAAGGCTGGGCTGCGAAGCTGGCCAAGGGCTTCGATATCATGGCCATGCACGGCGTGAATCCGCGGACCGGCCTGGCTGCCAGCGGAACGATCGGCAACAACTATCTGGATTACGCGGCCGGCACCAAGATCACCTACCTGGGATCCAGCTCCACCGCTTACCAGAACGTGGACGCCGCCATCGCCGGGATCAACGCCTACGACCATGAGGTCAGCGGTATGATCATGGGCTCCACCATCCGCGCCGCGCTGGCCGCGATGGAGGACACCGATCACCGCAAGGTGTTCCCTGAACTCGCCTGGGGCGGACGGCCCAGCAGCCTGAACGGCCTGCGGACTGAGTTCAATGGACCGACCGTGGAATACAACAGCGCGAAGACCCGCGCCGTTATCGGCGATTTCGCCAATTACTTCAAGTGGGGCATCGCGAAGGAGCTGCCGATGGAAGTCATCCAGTACGGCAATCCTGACAACGATGCCACTGCCGGCGACCTGAAAGGCCACAACCAGGTCTACCTCCGCGGCGAAGCCTATATCGGCTGGGGCATCCTGGATGCCACCGCCTTCGCGACGATCGCGACGGCCTGATGAAATTCCTGAACAAGCGGACAGGGGCCGTGATTGACGTCCCCTGCCGCCTGGAGGGGCCTGACTGGGAAGAAGTCACGGAAGCGAAGAAGGCAGAACCAAATGCAGAAAAGAAAGCTCCGGAAAAGGCGGCTCCGAAAAAGACCGTCAAAAAAGGAGCTGGTGCCTGATGGCTGACTACGCAACCGTGCAGGATGTTCAGGATCTCTGGCGCCCGCTGTCTGCCGCGGAACAGACCCGCGCCGCTGAATTGATCCCTGTCATCTGTTCCAGTCTGCGGCATGAGGCCGCAAAGGTCGGGAAAGACCTTGACGACATGATTTATTCCGATCCGGACCTTGCGGCGATCGCCAAGTCCGTGACGGTGGATGTGGTCGCACGGACGCTGATGACCAGCACCGACCAGGAACCGGTTTCGCAGTTCTCCCAGAGCGCTCTTGGCTACAGCGTTTCCGGGACGTATCTCGTTCCGGGCGGCGGGCTGTTTATCAAAAAAACTGAGCTGGCCAGGCTGGGGCTCCGGCGGCAGCAGATTGGAGTGATCGATTTTTATGGCGTGCCTGCTGAAGGGAATCACTGTTAATCTGATCACCAAGGAAGTTGTCGGAAAGGACGCGCTCAACCGGGACATTGTGGAAGACGTGACCACCGCGGTCGAAAACGTGCTTGTGTCTCCGCTCAGCCAGAGTGGGGACGAAATCATCAATGAACTGAATCTGAGCGGAAAGCGTGCGAAGTACCAGCTTGCGATTCCGAAAGGAGACGCGCACACTTGGGAGGACGCGGAAGTCGAATTCTTCGGCGAACGCTGGCGGACCATCGGATTCAGTACCATCGGCATCGAAGAGATGATCCCGCTGGACTGGAACCGAAAGGTCGTGGTTGAGCGTGTCGGGTAAGGTTATCAAGGTCGAGCTGAACCGGGAAGCCGTGCGGGAGCTGCTGCAGAGCGGCGAAATGCAGAGCATCTGCAAAAGTCTCGCTGACGGCATCGCCGGACGTGCCGGAACCGGCTACCAGGTGACAACGTACACGGGCAAAACCCGTGTCAATGCGTCCGTTATGGCAGCCACAACGGCGGCAAAACGCGACAACCTGAAAAACAACACTCTGCTGAAGGCGGTGAAAGGATAATGGCAATTCTTGAAGCGCGGGTAGTCGGGCACCTGAGCGAGACGCTCCAGACGGAGCATGTCTATGCGGAACGGCCCGTCAATCCGCCTGCTGAATACTACATTATTGAAAAAACCGCCGCGGACGAGGAAAACCACGTCCTGATGGCAACCATCGCGGTGCAGTCCATTTCGGGGATTTCCCTGCTGCGGGCTGCCCAGATGAGCCACGACGCGGAAAACGCCATGCGGGAATTTGCGAATGCCGAGAACGTCGGCAGATGCAAACTCAATTCCGCCTACAATTTCACGGACACCGAGACAAAAGAGTATCGCTACCAGGCGGTATTCGACATTCATTACATGGAAGGAGACTAAAACAATGCCGAACACCAAAGAGAACACCACTTTCGGCAAACCGAAAATCGGCGGTGCGATCTACCGCGCCGTGCTGACGAACGAGCTGACGATCCCGACCAGCGTTTCCGCTGAGCTGGGCGCCGACTTCAAATGCCTGGGCTACGTTTCCGAGGACGGCCTGAGGCACACCATGGAAAACTCCGACGATGGCATCAAAGCCTGGGGCGGGGACACCGTGCTGGTTCCTGATGCGGACCGCACGGACTCGTTTGTGTTCACCCTGCTCGAGATCATGAACGAGGACGTGCTGAAGGCTGTCTATGTGGACGCCAACGTCACCGTGACCGCGGCCACCACCAGCGCCCCGAAGCAGATCGCGGTCGCCAGCAACAGCGCCGTGCAGCCGGATTGCTGCTGGGTGATTGACATGGTCCTGCGGGACAACAACCCGAAGCGGATCGTGATCCCGAAGGGCTCCGTCACCGAGATCGGCGAAGTCACCTACAAGGATGACGAGGCTGCCGGATATGAAATAACCGTCAATGGCAAGGCTGATGCCGCCGGCAATACTCACTACGAGTATCTGGCTGTGGGCAGCCCCACGACCTGACACCTGACAAACGTTAAGGAGGCACAAAAATGAAGAACATTCGGCTGGACAACGGACTGAACCTGGAAGTGCGCGAGGAAGCGCTGGACAACATGGAACTGCTCGATGACCTGGTTGATCTGGATGAGGGCTCCGGCTACGCCATCAGCCGGGTCATCAGCAGGATCCTGGACAAGGATGAAAAAAAGAAACTCTATGACCACCTCCGCGAAGACGGCGTGGTGAAAATCTCCAAGGTGGTTGACACCATGAAGGAGATTTTTGAAAAGCTGGGGGCCGCGGGAAAAAACTGACGATCCTGGCCGGAATGGTCCGGGAGGACGAGACCGCGCTGATCTGTGACCTGGCGGAAACATACGGAGTTTTGGACTGGAGGGCGCTGCCGCTGAGAACTGTGGCGGCGCTCTCTGCCGGTCTCCGGGATAACAGCCGGATCAAGCTGAAAATGGCGGACATGCAGGTCGGCCAGGACACGCTGCTGCTGGCGGCGGCAGTGGACCGTCTGAGCCTGCTGGTCTGGGCGAAAACCAAGGACGCGGAGAAGGGCCTGAACCGGCCGACGAGCATTTTCGACCGGCTGACCGGCCAGGAAGAGAAGAAGAAAGACGAAATCAACGCCTACGATTCTGCGGAGGCGTTTACAGCCGCATGGGAGCGGGCAACCGGGAAAAAGGAAGTGTAGAACAATGGCAACCGAACTCGCAAAAGCGTATGTGCAGATTGTGCCGAGCGCACAGGGGATCTCCGGGAAGATCGGCGAGGCCCTCGGCGGGGAGGCATCGTCTGCCGGCACCAAAGCGGGCAACAGCGTTGCCGGATCCCTGGGTAAAGCGCTGAAGGGCGCACTGGTCAAGCTGGGCATCGGGAAGATGATCCTGGACAGCATCGGGAA